AACTTGGGAGATAGCTATTCTAGTGGTGGCAGGACATCAACAACTAATCAATCTGTTAGAGGAGATAAGGATTACGGGGTCACTAGACCTCCCGTATCGGGCAGTATAAAGCCTAAAGACCTTGTAGGTATACCTTGGAGGGTAGCACTGGCACTTCAGGAGGATGGATGGTATCTCAGGCAGGATATTATATGGCACAAACCTAATCCTATGCCTGAAAGTGTGAAGGATAGATGCACGAAGGCACATGAATATATATTTTTGTTATCAAAGTCAGAGCAATATTATTACGATAGTGAGGCTATTAAAGAAGATTGTTCAGAAGATAATGTTAAAGATTTTCTTAATCGTAAGATTACAAACAATAAAGGCAAAAATGTAGAGGGTAGTTATGATGAAGTCAGACCTGATTTAACGAGAGACAGGAAAGATTATATGCCTACTGATTTTAAAAGAAACAAACGAAGTGTATGGACTGTGCCAGTCAAGCCCTACAACGAAGCACATTTTGCAGTATTTCCAACCAGTTTGATAGAGCCAGCTATACTGGCTGGTTGTCCTCCGAAGATTTGTTCGGAGTGTGGGACTCCATATGAACGGGAAATGGTTACAGTCGAAGTACCTGAACGGGAAACTAGAGACAATATGGTCGGTGTTATACCAAAAAGAGATAAAACCAGCCGTATGAATAGCAAAGATATGAAGTCACTTATACAGGAGGACAGGGGATTTACGAAAAATTGTTCGTGTTCAGGAAGCAAAACATCTGCTGGTCGGGTGCTTGATCCATTCGGTGGGTCAGGTACGACTGCACTAGTGGCTGATCGACATGGCAGAGATGCTACCATTATCGAGCTTAATCACAAGTATGTGGATATAGCTGAAACAAGGCTAGGTTCAGATGCACCTTTATTTACAGAAATAAAAAGGGAGGTTGTAAATGAAAGCTAAAGCAAAGAACTGTTGCAACTGCAACGAAGAAATTGTTCGGGGTATGGCATTTCCATTAATGGAAAAAAGTATATGTATGAGTTGCTTTGTTCACTTTGGACTGGCACAGAAAATGGATATTAGTATGCTTCATTACCAAAATTGTTCGAAGGAACATTGTTTTAAATGCGAATATGCCTTCATAAAAGCACTATGGGCATTGGACTATAAACAGACACAAATGGGCAACTGGTACAGGAGGACTCCAGACCCGAAAATTGTTCGGATTTATGACGAGTTACTTACCAACATACCAACTTACTCGGTAAGTAGATTAGAGGGTAAGTTGTAAGTTGTTGATTTTACTGGATAAAATGATGTTACTTACATTGGTTACCAAAGGGCTTGGTAAGTATTTTATGCCCTGTAAGTCATTGATTTTATTGAAACTTACCAACTTACCGAACTTCCCCCCCTATAGGGGGTATAGGGGGAGGGTAAGTAACCCCTCTCCCCCTACCCTAATAACGTAACGACAAGGAGTAAAAGCTAATGCCAAAAGTAGGCGAAAATTTACCACAAGAACAAAGATCAAAAGGGCTGAA